ACGCGGGCAACAGCTCGACGACCGTGTTCGCTTACACGTTCAAGATCTTCGACGAGGACGATCTGACGGTCATCATCCGGGCTGCCAACGGCACCGAGACGACGAAGACGATCACGACGCACTACACTGTCAGCGGTGTCGGCAACGCGGGCGGCGGCAACGTCACCATGCTCACGGCCCCTGCCACGGGCGAGACGCTGGTCATCATCCGCGAGCAGGATCTGATCCAAGAGTTGGACATCGTGCCCAACGATCCGTTCCCGGCTGACAGCGTGGAGGCCGCGCTCGACAAGCTGACGTTCATGGTGCAGCAACAGCAGGAGACGTTGAACCGCTCGATCAAGGCGTCGAAGACAAACACCATCGCCAGCACCGAGTTCACGATCTCTGCCGCATCCCGTGCCAACAAGATCTTCGCATTTGACAGTGCTGGCGATCTCAGCATCGCGCAGGAGCTTGGCACCTATCGCGGCAACTGGGCTGCCAGCACCGCCTACAACCAGCGCGACATCGTGAAGGATGGTGGCAACGACAACCTCTACTTCTGTAACACGGCGCACACCTCGACCGGCACGCTGCCGATCTCGACGAATGCTGATGTCGCCAAGTGGGATCTGTTGCTGGATGTCAGCGCGTTCACGACGCTCTACGACCAGTTCGACGACCGCTACCTCGGCGCGAAGAACAGCGATCCGGCTACGGACAATGACGGCAACACGCTGATCGACGGCGCGCTCTACTGGAACACGACCGACAACCGGCTGAAGGTCTACGATCTCGGCAACACGACGTGGAAGTTCACGGCACCGTCCCCGGCAGAGCAGACAAACATTGACACGGTGGCGGGCATCGCGGCGGATGTGAGCGCAGTTGCGGCCATCGACAGCGATGTGACGGCGGTTGCGGCTGACGCAACGGACATCGGCACCGTGGCAGGGATCGCCGCTGATGTGAGCGCGGTTGCCGCGATTGACTCGGATGTGACCGCCGTGGCTGCGGATGCGACTGACATCGGGACGGTGGCTGCGGATCTGGCAGGCTCCGACACCATCGGCACCGTGGCAGGCATCGCGGCGGATGTTTCGACGGTGGCTGGCATCTCGGCGGATGTGACGGCGGTTGCTGGCGATGCGACAGACATCGGCACGGTGGCGACTGCCATCGCGGATGTGTCCACGGTTGCCGGGATCTCGGCTGATGTGACGACCGTCGCGGGCATCTCGTCGAATGTCACCACCGTGGCTGGCATCTCTGCGAACGTAACCACCGTGGCTGGCATCTCTGCCAACGTCACGACGGTCGCAGGCAACAGCGCCAACGTGACGACCGTGGCTGGCATCTCTGCGGCTGTGACGACCGTCGCCGGGATTAGCTCGGACGTGACGACGGTGGCCGCGAATGTGGCGGGCGTGACATCCTTCGCGGAAAAATATCGCGTCGGGAATACCGATCCTGTCACCAGCCTCGACACGGGCGACCTGTTCTACAACACCTCGTCAAACCTGCTGAAGGTCTACAACGGGTCGGCATGGGAGACTGGCGTCACGCCGGGATCGGGATTTCTGTCGGCATCGAACAATCTGTCGGATGTTGCTGATGCGGCTACGGCACGAGACAATCTAGGCGTCGGCAGCACGGACAACGTAACCTTCGCCCAGGTTGACATCACGGCGACCGGCGATCTGCGGTTGCAAGACACCACCGGCGGGCAGTATGTCGCCCTGCAAGCGCCCGGCACGGTGTCGTCGAGCTTCACTCTGACGCTGCCTGCGGCTGATGGCACGGCCAACCAGTTCTTGAAAACGGATGGCTCTGGCAATCTAGCGTTCAGCAATACTCTGGTTGATCCGGCCATCACTGGCACGATCCTCGAAGATGTTTACACCATCTCCGATGGTGCCGCCTTCGAGATCGATCCCGGCAACGGCTCCATTCAGCTCATCACGCTGGGCGCATCCCGCACACCGAAGGCCACGAACTTTGCTGATGGTGAGGCGGTGACATTGATGGTGGACGATGGCACGGCCTACACGCTGACATGGACGGATGCTACATGGGGTGGCTCTGGTGTTGTGTGGAAAACTGATGGCGGTGTTGCACCTACATTGAACACGAGCGGATATACAGTCATCACGTTGTGGAAAGTATCAAGTCAGGTTTACGGCGCTCGCGTGGGAGATGCGTGATGCCGCTTAACTGGAAAGCATTGTCGGCTACTGCTGCTGGCAAGAAACAGTATATAGCCGTCGCTCATGTAACTTCACCGTACATTACTGCTTACCCGTGGAGTACTAGCGGCTTCGGGTCTAAATACACCAACCCAGCAACTTTGCCTACGGGGAATGGCATTGGTGCTGCCTTTAGCTCATCCGGGGATTATTTAGCGGTAGCTCACGCCACTTCGCCGTATATTACTGTTTACCCGTGGAGCGATAGTGGTTTCGGCACTAAATTTACCAATCCAGCAGCATTACCAGCGGGTACAGGTATTGGCGTTGCCTTCAGCCCAGCGGGAGACGCCATAGCCGTCGCTCATGCGACTTCACCGTACATCACCGCTTATCCGTGGAGTGGCAGTGGCTTTGGGTCTAAGTTTAGCGACCCTGCAACATTGCCTACAGGCGCTGGGAACATGGTTGCTTTTTCTCCTTCTGGCGATGCCATAGCCGTCGCTCATTCTAATTCGCCGTATATTACCGCTTACCCGTGGAGTGGCAGTGGATTTGGGACTAAATTTAGCAACCCCGGCACACTTCCTACCGGGAACGGTCGACCTGTTGCTTTTTCTCCTTCTGGCGATGCCATAGCCGTCGCTCATGAAATTTCACCGTACATTACTGCTTACCCGTGGAGTGGCAGTGGCTTTGGGTCTAAGTTTAGCAATCCTTCGACTCTGCCCGCCGGGCTAGGCAGCGGTGTTGCTTTTTCTCCTTCTGGAGACGATATTGCAGTAGGCCATTCTACTTCGCCGTACATTACTGTTTACCCGTGGAGCGGCAGTGGATTTGGGTCTAAATACAGCGACCCAGCAACATTGCCCGCAGGTAATGTGGGGAGATTGTCTTTTTCAAAAACAGGAGATGCAATAGCTATGGCCCATGTAAATAGTCCATATATCGCAGCTTATCCTTGGAGCGGCAGTGGATTTGGCGCTAAATTTAGCGACCCCGCAACATTGCCTACTGGCACTGGTAATACTGCTATATTTACGGAAATATAAATGAACCCCGACTACAAAAAAGAAATCCTGACTGCCGCCCTTGATGCTCGCATTAAGGAGGTGACTGAGTATCAGGTGAACATCGACAATTTCCGACTTGCTATCGTCAAAATCGGAGACGACGCAGAACTACAGCCCTTCAAGGAGCATCTGCAAAACCTTCTTGCTTCGTCTGTGTTGGAGCAACGCAAGGCGCAGATCATGCTTGATGTCATCCGCAGCCAACTGGAGTAAGAAATGCACGTTAAACTCACAAACGGCCAGCCTGAGAAATACTCAATCGGGCAACTGCGCCGTGATAACCCGCAAGTCAGCTTCCCGAAGAACATCCCTGATGCAGTGCTTGCAGCCTATGGTGTCTATCCTCTGACGCCTGTTGAACGCCCTGTTGCAAATCACACCAAGAACGTCAACGAAGGCACCCCGCAGCAGATCAACGGGACGTGGACGCAGGTCTGGGACATCACAGATGCCTCCGCTGAAGAGACCGAGGTTCGCACACGGGAGAAGGCTCAATCTATTCGTTCTGAGCGTGACCACATGCTTCAGCAAACAGACTGGATCGTCATCATGCACACCGAGAAGGGCACGAACATCCCCGCTGCATGGGAGATCTATCGTCAAAGCCTGCGCGACATCACGAGCCAGCCGGGCTTCCCGCATAACGTGACTTGGCCTGAGAAACCGGAGTGAAGAGGATGAATACTGTCGCCGCAGCTCACCAGCGCCTCGACCGGCTTGAGCCGAAGATCGACGGCCTTGAGAAGGATGTCGCCTCTTTGCAGACGGAGGTGGATGTCCAGTTCCGCGAGGTGTTCATCCGCATCAAACGCATCGAGACGATCCTGATCGGGACGGCGGGCACGATCATTATGTTGCTAGTTTCTGTGCTGATGAAGATGGGGTGAGACATGGAAGGCTACTTTGGACAGGTGATGTTGTTCGCGGGTTCTTTTGCTCCGAGGAACTGGATGTTCTGCGACGGGCAGATCCTAGACATCGCGCAGAATCCTGCTCTCTTCAGCATCCTCGGAACGACCTACGGCGGCGACGGCGTGCATACCTTCAAGCTGCCCGACACGAAGGCGCGTGATGCGGAAGGGATGCGGCACGTCATCTGCGTGAACGGCATTTACCCCTCTCGCTGGTAATGTGGTATCCTGCCCCAGCAGGGAGGGCTGAGGCATGGACCCAGTTACGATCATCGCAGCGGCCACCACGGCCTTCAACGCGATCAAGCGCGGCATCGAGTTCGGGCGTGAGCTTCAGGACATGGGCGGCCAGCTCGCCGAGTGGGCGGGGGCCATCAGTGATCTGGAGTTCCTCGAACGCCGGGTGCAAGATCCGCCGTGGTACAAGACATTCAGCGGCAGCGTGCAGCAAGAGGCCGTCGCCATCTTCGCCGCGAAGAAACAGGCTGAGGGCCAGCGCGAGCAGCTCCGGCAGTATATCCAATTTAGCTATGGGCAGTCTGCGTGGGACGAGCTTCTGCGCATCGAGGCGACGGTCAGGAAGCAGCGCGCGGATCACGTCCACCGCAAGGCTGAGATCAAGGATGCCATCGTGTCGGCCCTGCTGATCGCGCTGATGGTCACCAGCGTGACGGCATTCGTGACGGTGCTGGCGTGGCTCTATCTGGAGAACAACGCATGACGACGGACATTGAGGCGCTCTATACATGGCAGCGGGCCAGCCAAATCCCGTTCGGCATCCGCATGGGCGCAGGCAAGATCGCCAACGCTCGGCCAGTGTTTGTGTTCGGGTTCAACCCGGATGTGCAGAACGTCGAGGAGACTGTGTGGGATCACGGCGGCGTCTACGCTTACCCATCGTCTGCGTCTGTGATGACGCTTTCCAGCAGCTCGGCATCGACCGACGCGGTGGTGTCCATCTTGGGGCTGGATGCCAACTACCGCGAGCAGACCGAGCTGGTGACGACCAACGGGCAGACGGCGGTTAGCACGACGAAGAGCTATCTGCGGATCAATGCCGCCTACGCGCTGACGGGCACGGTGGCAGACAGCATCTATGTTGGAACGGGCGTTGTAACGGCTGGCGTTCCTGCCAACGTCTATGCGCGGATCATCAACGGCAACAACCGGACCGAGCAGGGACTCTACACGGTGCCGCTGGGCCACACTCTGTACGTCACGCGCGGCAACGTCTCGCATGGGTCTGACAGCTCTGCCTACATCACGGCCCGCCTGATGTATCGGCTGCACGGCCTGCTGTTCTCGACGGCGGCGAAGGTGACGCTCAACAACAAGTTCATCGATTTCGTGTTCGACAATGCGATTGCATTGCCAGAGAAGACGGATCTTGAGACGCGCGCCATCTGCTCGAAGCAGCAGGTCAATGCCGTTAGCACCTCGTTCCAAGGTGTGCTTGTCGTCGAGGGGCAGCTATGACACCGAAGCGGCTGGAGTCTGACAGCATCCTCGACGTGGCCGATCTGGATGGCGACGGGGTTGTGACCAACGGCGAGATCGGGAAGCACGAGCGTTTGCTCAGGATCGAGAACTGGGACAAGCAGCAGGACCAGCAGCGGCATATGGCATGGGTGGCGATGGGCAGCATGGTCGCGCTGACGCTGGCGCTGATCCTGCCGATCCTGCCGACCGACCGCATCGAGGCTCTGAGCGGGCTGATGACCATGTTCTACACGGCGCAGATGGGCGTGGTGGCGGCGTTCATGGGGGCCAGCGCGTATGTCAGGACAAGGGAGCGGGGCGATGAAGGCTAAGGCGCTGGCGCTGGCGATCCTGCTGACGGGCTGCGGGGCGTTGCCTCTCGGCATGCTGGGCGGCGGCGGTCCGAATGTTGCGGCCAACGTGCAGGCGGGCAAGGAGAACACCCAGCAAGTTGTAGCCAATCAGGAGCGCACAGAGGTTGGCCGGGACATCATCACGGAGACGAAGCAGATCGAGGCCGCGTCGGTCGAAACCGTCACGATCAACAATTTTGCGGACATCCCAATCTGGTATTGGATCGCGTTTATGATCGGATGGATGGCACCTAGCCCGCCAGAAATATTGCGCGGATTCATCGGACTGTTCAGGAGGAAGAAATGAAAGAGAACTTCGACGAGTGCCTCAAGATGCTGCTGAAGCACGAGGGCGGCTATGTGAACCATCCGAAAGACCCCGGCGGCGAAACGAACCTCGGCGTCACCCGCAAGGTGTGGGAGCAATGGATCGGCAAGCCTGCTGGCAAGGACGCCATGAAGAAGCTGACGGTCGAGGATGTCGCCCCGTTGTACAAGAAGCTGTACTGGGATCGCGTGCGTGGCGACGAGCTGCCGAGCGGTGTCGATTGGGCTGTCTTCGATTGGGCCGTGAACAGCGGCACCGGGCGGGCGGCGAAGGCATTGCAACGGATCGCTGGCGTCGAGGCTGACGGAGCTGTGGGCGCGGCCACCGTGGCGGCGGTCAAGAAGATGGATGCGCGCGTCGTTATCAAGAAGATGGCGATCATGCGCGAGAACTTCTACCGCAACCTGAACACCTTCGCCACATTCGGCAGGGGCTGGCTGCGGCGCAACGAGGAGACGCTTGAGGTTGCCCTGTCGATGGTCAGTAAAAAAACTGTGCTATCGAAGATTGCATCCGCTCTCGGGTGAACTCGTGATGCTGGATCTTGCGGCGCTTGAGCATGGTCGGCTCGAAGATCACGAGGCCAACGTCGATGGCGACGAAAGCGTAGACATCCGCGCGCCAGATGTGGGTGCCGTTATAGAACGTGTAGTAGAACCTGCCGTCCTGCTCTATCGCTTTGGCGGTGGATTTTACCTGCACCGTGACCATGCGGTTCGACACCGTTCGCACCCAGAGATCCTGGCCGATTACATCAGCATGCACCGCGCGCAGGCCCGCCATCTCAAGATGATGGGCCACCAAGAACTCTCCGGCGCGACCGATAGATTCATGGTTCATGGTGTGCTATAGGTATCACGAGAATGCTGACAAAGCAAAGACATGGAGCTTGATGTGAAACCCGGCCTCTATGCTAACATCGCCAAGCGCAAGGAAGCGGGCACCAGCCGGCCCAAGTCCGAAAGCACCGTTGATCCGAAGACCTACAGCATGATGAAGCGCAAGGTCGGCGGGTTCAAAGAGAAGAAGAAAGATGGCTAAGACCGCTGCTTGGCAAAGGAAAGAGGGTCAGTCCGAAAGCGGCGGTCTGAACGAGAAGGGTCGTCGCAGCTACGAGCGCGAAAATCCCGGCTCTGATCTCAAGGCCCCCGTGAAATCCGGCGACAATCCTCGCCGCGCGTCATTCCTCGCCCGCATGGGTGCTATGGAAGGCCCCGAGCGCGACGAGAAAGGACGACCGACGCGGCTGCTGAAATCCCTGATGGCGTGGGGCGCATCGTCGAAGGCGGATGCTAGGCGCAAGGCAGCGGCGATCAGTCGCAGGAACGAGGGAGAAGGGTGATGCCTAAGAAGATCGAACGCAGCCTGATGGCGCGGGCCAAAGAGATGGGGCTGAAGGGCGAGCGCAAGGACGCCTACGTTTACGGGACGCTTGCCAAGATCGAGAAAGAGCGCAAGGATAAGACATCACCGTCGTCCTCCCGGTGATGTGTTCTCCCTGTGAAACTGGCCCTCGCTCCGGCGGGGGCCTTCTTTCATCGACAGCCGCATGACGGCGGCGAGCAGCATCTCCCGCTGGCCGGGTGTCGCCCGCTTCGAGATCCACCGGCTGATCTGATTGCGGGTGATGCCGAGAACCTCGGCGGCCTTCGTCCTGCTCTCGAACGTCAGCGGCCCGATCGTCAGCGCGCGAGCCGCATTCCTGTTTCCGGGCGCCCCATACTTGCGCAGGCCGCAGGCAGACAGCTCGCCCTTGTTCGTCAGCATCCGACTAACGGCCGACTGCGTGACGCCAAGGGCCGCCGCCGCCGCCCGCTGCGAAGGGTAATGCTCTCCCCTGATGACGACCGGCATCGCGTTGAAATGCGGGATGCCCTCAGTCGCCATCGTGCCAGTCCTCGATGGCATCCCGCAGCGCCTTCACCTTCTCAGGGCTGGTCTTGAACACGGTGTCGAAGGCGGGGTCTAGCTGCATCACGCGGTTGGCCGCCTGCTCCCACAGCTTCTCCCAATGCTTGCTGCTTGCGATCCAATAGTTGACCTGACGATGCAGGTCTTGGATCTGGCGGCGAAGGTCGTCGATATGATCGGCCGCCGCGTGGTGCATATGCGGCTCGAAGGAAGCATGATCGCCTAGATGGCGAAGGCGCTTCACGATGTCGTCCTCACTCATCTATCCTGCACTCCCCAGCGATGGCAGCGTAGGCCGCCGCGTCGATGTAGTTGTCCTCGTGATAGCCGTCTGCCTCCGCTCTGGCTGCCTTCAACAGCACCATCATCCATGCGACAGACTCTGGCCTGAGCTTCACGCCGCAGTCGAGATAGGCCGTCCAGAGGTCGGCGATCCGTTGCAGGTTCATCTTGACGGGGCCGTAGCTATCCTGCCGCTCGCCGCCCGTTACCTCGGCGGCACGGGCGAGAATACGCAGGCGGGCGTGTTGGTCGTCGGTCATTCGTTTCTCCATTCCTCTAGCATCTGATCAATGATGTCAGCCCGATTGCGCCGCTGCTTGATCTTGCCTTCGCGGAGTTGCACCATCGCATCCGTGAGAAGAAAGACAGCCATCTCTAGCTTGGCTTCTGCCGCCTTGCCGCGCTGATAGCTTCGCTGTGATACGTCAGCCCATTCCTTGCAGGCTTTGTCTAGCGTCTCAAGATCGTCGGCCACCACCTTCACAGCGTCGGCGCTGTCGCAGTGGCAGTTAGGATCGTGCAGCCCGCGACCTTTGTAGGCTTCATGGCAGCGGCAGCGAACGAGGTCTTGCAACTCTGCTAGGGCTTGCTTCACAGGGTCGGTGT